AGACAAGACACTCCCAAAATATATTTATATCAAGCTCCTAATTTAATTACTTATACTGTTTTAAAATATTATGTGATTAAAAGAATAGAAGATGCGGGAGCCTATTCAAATGATGCAGATGTGGTTTTTAGATTTTTACCTTGTATGGTAGCAGGACTTGCTTACTATTTAGCAATGAAGAACGCACCGACACTAGTACAACAAAACAAATTAATTTATGAAGATCAACTTAAAAGAGCTTTGGATGAAGATGGTCAAAGAACTTCAACATATATTACACCTCAATCTTTCTACCCTAATGGAATATAATTATGGCTAAATGGGCAACAGGTAAAAGATCACAAGCGATATCAGATAGATCAGGAATGGCTTTTCCCTACACTGAAATGGTTAAAGAATGGAATGGTTCATTAGTTCATTATTCAGAGTTTGAACCTAAACATCCACAAATACGTAGAAGACATAGCACTGCGGATGCAATAGCTTTACAAAATTCTAGAAATATGAAATTTCAACAACCAGTTGACATATCTACTATAAACCCTCAAGCACCCCAAGACGATACAATAGTAAGTTCAGGCGGTTCGATGGTTGGAATAGCTAATTTATCATTACCAGGTCAATTTGCTTTTCAAACACAATACGTAGAGGTAACTAGAGATGGGGTAACTTCAATTTTACATAGTATGATTCCACAAGATCCATCTTTACAAAATAGAAGAAGACAAGCAAAATTAACTTTAGGAAATATAACAGTGAGTATTACATAATGGCTATAACACATTCAAATTTTTTAACACAAGTAAGAAATTATACTGAAGTAAGCAGCAATGTTTTGACTGATGGAATTATTCAAGATTTTATTAGAAATGTTGAATTAGATATTGCTGGTAAAGTAGATTATGATGATTTAAGAAAATACGCTACGTCAAATTTTACTGTTAATAACAGATACGTTTCAGTACCTTCCGATGCTTTAGTTATAAGATCTGTACAGGTTATAGATGGGTCAAACATTAGAAGTTTCTTAGAAAAAAGAGATACAAGTTTTATTTCTGAATTTGCTCCAAATGATTCTACAACTGGTACACCAAAATATTATGCTAACTGGGAAGACAATGTACAAACTGGTAATATTATTCTTGTGGCTCCAACACCATCTGCTGCACTAACAGTGCAAATAAATTACATTAAAGATGCACCAAATTTTACTAGCACAAATAATACTTATCTATCTCAACATCAAGAATCAATGCTTTTGCATGGAGTGTTGGCAGAATCTTTTAGATTTTTAAAAGGTCCTATGGATATGTACAATCTTTATGAAAAGAAGTATAATGAAGAAGTACAGAATTTTGCCCTACAACAAATGGGTAGAAGAAGACGAGCGGAGTATGATGATGGTGTTCCAAGAATAAAAATACCTTCACCTTCTCCAAACACAAATTAATAAGGAGAATAATTATGGCAATAACAACAAACGCAATCTGTGATTCTTTTAAAAAAGAATTACTACAAGGAAGTCACGATTTTGATGCATCAACTGATACATATAAATTAGCGATGTACACAAGTTCAGCGACTTTAGGAAAATCAACAGAAAACTATTCAACAAACCCAGGTGGTGGCTCTAACACTGAAGTAACTTCATCTAACTACACAGCTGGTGGAAAAGCTTTGGTAAACCAAGGTGTTAAAGTTTCATCTTCAGTAGCTATTACTGACTTTGCTGATTTAAGTTTTCAAAACGTAACTCTTACTGCAAGAGGTGCTTTGATTTACAACACAACTACAAACGGTGGTTCAAACACTACTGATGCAGTTGCTGTACTAGATTTTGGAAGTGATAAAACTGCAACATCAGGAACATTTACAATTCAATTTCCTGCATTTACTACTTCTGCTGCAATCTTAAGAATTGCATAAGGATATAAAATGATATGGCAGCTACTTGGGGTTCAAACGTATGGGGTTTTCAAAACTGGGGTACTCTCGGTGATAACGCTATATCCTTAAGTAGCGCCAATCTTCTAGCATCTTTTTCATTAGGTACAATCGTAACTGACACAGAAATTCAAGTTGGTTGGGGTGGAGATACCTGGGGAGAAAACGAATGGGGAGATCTTTCAGGATCTCAACCAACAGTAACAGGAATACAAAGTACTTTTTCAATTGGTACACTACAATCAGTATCCGCTAACGCAACTGTCGATGTAACAGGCACATCTTTAACATCATCAATAGGTACAACTATAGGAGGCGCCTCTGTTACAGTTATAGTAGTCGGTAGTCTAGAATCTATGGCGATAGGAAGTGTTGCAACACCTATTGGACAAGAAATAGATGTAACAGGTTTACAACTATCTTCAACAGTCGGTGCAACTACTGTAGATGAATCTACATTGACTGGTATTGGTTGGGGTAGAAGAACTTGGGGCAACTTAGCTTGGGGTGGAGCTTACTCTGCCATAGCTGTTGGACAACAATTAACTTCAACGATAAACTTCCCATCAACAGGAGCATTTACTGATGTAAATGTTTCAGTTACAAGTGTGGGACAATTAACTACAACCTTTGCAAGTCCTTCTTTCTCAATTCAAATTGATCAGGATATATTTGTACTTGCTTCTGAAGATCAACTCGATGCGCTGACAACTGTATCAACAGTGACTGGAGATGCTAGTGTAGATGTAACAGGTATTCAATCTACAATATCACAAGGTAATACTGTTGGAGGTCTTAAAACTCCTGTAGATGTTACGGGCATTCAAGCTACAATGACATTAGGTTCTATAAACCTAATTCAATCAACTAATGAATCAGTTACTGGACAACAGTTAGCAATGACTCTTGGTCAACACGCTGAAATTCCAGGACAAATAATAGGTGTTTCAGGTTTATCAATAACATCATCTCTTGGTGAAGAGGGTATTACAGGGAATGGACTAGTCACTCTTACAGGCCAGTCATTGACTTCTTCTGTCGGATCACCTAATATTACAGCATGGGCTGAGGTAAATCCTGGAGTTGCTAATGTTTGGACAGAGGTTGACCTAGCTGCTTAGTTAAGATAAAATTAAGATTATTTAGGAGATAAAAATTATGACATCGGCATATTCAACAGATTTAAAACTTGAACTTATGGTTACTGGCGAAAACGCTGGTACATGGGGAGATAACACAAATAACAACTTAAACTTAATTCAACAAGCAATCGCAGGATTTGAACAAGTAACACTTTCAAGTGGAGGTACTCTTGCTTTAGTGATGACTGACAAAGCTATTTCTAATGCTAGAAATATGGTAATCAAATTTGCAACAGCATCAATTGCTGCTAGTACAATTTGTACAATTCCAGATTCAATAGAAAAATTTTATATTTTTGATGCAACAGGTTTAACTAATCCAACAAACCTTACAATTAAAACTGCATCAGGAACAGGATTTACTTTAGATGCTGCTAAAATTTACGCAGCATATTCTGATGGAACAAACTTAAATGAAATTTCATTAGACACTTTAGGTGGCACTGTTGCTGCTGCAAATATTACAGGCACAATTGCGACTGCACAAATTGCAAACGATGCTGTAACTCAAGCTAAGATTGCAGATGATGCAGTAGGTGCAGACCAACTTGCAGCAGACGCTGTAGTAACTGCTTCTATTGTAAATGATGCTGTGACTGCAGACAAACTTGCAAACACTGCTGTAAGTGCAGGATCTTATACTCTTTCATCAATTACAGTTGATGCTCAAGGAAGATTAACATCAGCTGCAAGCGGATCAGCATCGGCATCAAACTTAGTTGGAACATTTGGAGCAGTTGGACCTGCTTCAGGAACATACACGGCATCACCAGGTGCTAATTTTATTGTAGCTTATGTAGCTGGCGGCGGCGGAGGAGGTGGAAGAACTCCAGGAAGTGTTAACGGAGGTGCTGGAGGATTTGGAGTTTATGCAACACCCATATCACAACCTTACTCTAAAGCTTATTCAGTAGGCGATAGAGGAAATGGCCAACAAGGTCAAGGTGGTGGTGGAAATGCTGGAGGAGCAACTAATTTTGGAAACCCTGCAACAGTAACGGCAAATGGCGGTGGCGGTGGCGGTGGACCAGGAGGAAGTGCTGGAACACAAGGAACTGTTTCTGGTGCTACAAAAGATATAACAAATGTAGGTAATTCTTCTAAAGGAAATATTATGAATCTAAGTTTAAGAAAACAAATGGGATGCAGTCATATATCAAACTCTCCTTCTAATTTTAATGCAGTAAATGGAAATATTTCTTTGTCACAAGGAGGACCAATTGGTAATATTAATTCTGAAGGTGGTGAAGATGGCGGTTTCGGTTTTTTATACGTTTACGAAAATATAGGATCTTAATTATGGCTAAAATAGTAATGACATACGTAGAAGATGGTGGAGTTTATAAAGCATTCTTTACTCAAGAGGAGCTTGATGGTGCTACTAGAATTAATCAATCGCAATACACTATTGTTGATTTACCAGACGCTGATTTAACAAAAGTTCACAACGAGAAAGCTGCTTTTAAAGTAACTGACGGAGTTCTAGGAGTTATTGATATTTCACCTGTTCATAACAAAGAAACTTATTCAGAAGCAAGAGAGAGAATAATAACTTCTTTCGATGCATTAAAAGAAGGTAATTTTAAAAATACTGTTTCTTCTTTTATGGATGTAATTAATGGTATTGATATTGATTCTTTAACTATTGATCCTTCTGTGTCTTTTGCAGAATATGTAAAATCAATTAACTCAAATGTTTATTACGATTCTTTTCAATTAGCATAAACATTATTGTTATTGACAGAATATTTTCTGTAATATAAAAAGTTTTTAAAAACTTTATGCAGAATTTTATTGTTGTAGATGATTTTTATACTAAAGAAAACTTTGGTTTAATGTCTAATTTTCAAAGAACATGTAACATGAAAGGTTTACAAGTTCCTCAAAATATTTATTACCCATCGAGGTTAGACGCATACCCTACTTGGGAATCTAATTGTTTTGAAAAAAATGAATTAGAATATAAAATTACAGAAAATGCAATTTTAGAAAATACAAAATTTAAAGTAAGTAAAATGCAATCTTTATTTAGAAAAGTATTAACTTCTGAATTATTAAAATCACCTTATAAAGATAGAAATGAATCATTAGTCCACCAAGATTCCGATAACTACGATTGGGCAGGAGTTGTGTATTTTGATAGTTTCAGCATTGATGATGGAACTAGATTATATTCTTATGCTGATCAAATAAAACCAGATGTTATTGTAGGATCTAAACCAAATAGATGTATATTATTTAAATCTCATTTGTTTCATTCTGCTGGTATAGATTGGAATAAAGATTCTCGAACAGTGCAAGTTTTTTTCGTGGAGATAGATAAAAATGTTTGAAAATATAATTGAATTTAGTGCTCATGAAATATATGTAAATTTAAAAGATGAGTACCCTTCACCTGCAAAAAATAATTTACCTGAATGGTTTAAAAAATTAAACCATGATTGGAAAAACAAAACTGTAAAAGGTTGCATGCCTTTTTTAGATTCTATGTCAGCTGGCTATATTTTAAAAATCCCACAAGATTTTTATATAAATCATAATTTTACTGATGAAAAAGGTAATCAAGATACAACTTTTGCTTGTCCTATGAGCGAGGAAACAAGTATGTTGGATCTTCATTTTGTTAATTTAAATAAACAACAATCAGAACACCATGCTATAGATCAAGTTAAAGGTAGCCCTCATTTAGAAAAAAATAATAATCAAGGTGTTTTAAAGTTTATAAATCCTTGGAAAATAAAAACTCCTCCCGGATATTCTTGTTTATTTGTTCCTCCATTAAATAATTCTGATGACAGGTTTAGTATAATTCCTGCAATTGTAGATACTGATTCTTATGAAAGAGAAGTTAATTTTCCTTTTATAATAAATGGAGATAAATATAAAACTTTAGAAACTACAATTAAAAAAGGAACACCGTATGTACAGGTCATTCCTTTTAAAAGAGAAAATTGGAAAATGAAAATAAAATCAAAAAAAACTAAAGATATTGTTAAAGAAGGATTTGGTTTCTCATTAAAATTTTTACACAGATATAAAAATTTAAATTGGCATAAAAAATCATGGAAGTAACAAATTTTATTAAAACTTATAATGTTATAGACAAAAAAGTAATTTCAAAATTTCTACTGTATGCTAAAAATTCTCAACAATTTCAAAATGCTCCTATCGAAACACCTGATGGTACTGTAGTAAACAATGATATACGAGATGTTGAATCTTTACATTTAACTGATAACCATTTAAGTTTAACTAATGTGCATTGGTACAATTATTTTAATTTTAATTTTTTACAGTGTTTAGAAAAATATAGAATTGAAACTAATTCTGAATACCTTCATTACGAAAAATATTTTGAAATGAATGTTTTAAAATATACTAAAAATAACTTTTATACTTGGCATACCGATCACGGTTTTAAAACTCCTAGAACAATCAGTTGTATTTTATTTTGTAATGAAGACTACAAGGGAGGTGAAATTTGTTTTAAATTGCCTAATCAAAATGAATTTTCTATGAACGGTAAATTAGGCGATGTTCTCATGTGGCCTAGTAATTTTATATACCCACATTGTGTTAAACCAATCACGGACGGAGAAAGAATTACTGTTGTAGGCTGGGTTGTCTAATGAAACACAACGTACTACCTTTATTTTCACAACCTTTATTTACTGTAGAAACTAAAATAGATAGTAGTGAATTAAATTTTATAGAAACAGAACTTAAAAAAGAAAAAATAAATCATAGTGAAATAAATAAATTAAGTGAAGACCCTATTAAAAATAGATTTTATACAGGTTCAGAAAATATATTGCACAAAGATCAATATAAAAATTTAAAAAAAATAATAATAGATTCAATTAAATTATTTAATAATTCTTATTTAATGTATAACACTAATTTTGTTATAATTAAATCTTGGGTTGCTTCTTCTCCTTTTAATAGCAGCTGTGAAATTCATAGGCATAATAATTCTTTTTTAAGTGGTGTCATTTATATAAAAGCAAACGAGAATAGTGGTGACATAGAATTTCAAAATTTTAACCATAGAGATATTTTAATTTATCCAAGAACTGATAATACTTTATATAATGTAGAACGCTATTGGGTAAAACCTAAACCAGGTTTGTTGTTATTGTTTCCAAGTAATATGTATCATAGAGTCCATAAAAATAAATCAGGGGAAGATAGGATATCAGTATCATTTGATATTATGCCTACATACTTTATAAATAAATTTAAAAATGAAACACCAATTAATTAAAAATTTTTTAACTCAAGAGGAGATTAATCTTTTGTCTGATTATTGTAGAATATTACATAGGCAAAATAAAACAAATTTTGATAACCAAAATAGCAATTTTGATTCTAGTTTTTATGCAGATCCTTTAACGGAATCTTTAATGTTAAATAAAAGAAAATTAGTTGAGGAAAAATCAAACATAAAACTATTACCTACTTATTCTTATTTTAGAATTTATACTTATCAATCGGATTTACCTAAACACAAAGATAGGCCTTCTTGTGAAGTAAGTGTTTCAGTACACATAAATTCAGATGGAACTCCTTGGGAAATATTTTTTGATGGTGAAAAGTATGAAACTGTTCCTGGAGATGCTATTCTTTATAAAGGTTGTGAAGTTGAGCACTGGAGAAAACCATTTGAAGGAGACTGGCATGCTCAAACATTTTTACACTATGTAGATTTAAATGGACCTAATAAAAAATTTTTTATGGATCAAAGAAGAATGTGGGGAGACAAGAAATGAGTTCTTTAGAAATTCTTTTTTGTGATTGTCTTTATCATTCAGAAGTATCTAATATTGAAATTAAAAATAAATTATTAAAAATAATACTAGACATTGAAAAAAATAAAAAGTCTGATGAAAAAACTAATATAGGTGGATTTCAAAAAGAACTAGAATGTAGGGAATTATTTCTAAGTTTAATTTCAAATGAAATAAAAAAATATAAATCTTTATTAAATTTTAACAGAGAATTAAAATTAGATAATTTTTGGTGCAATATAAATTATAAAAACAATTATAATTTATCCCACCTTCATCCAAAAACTTATTTTTCTGGTGTGTATTATTTAAAGGTACCAAAAAATTCTGGTCAAATAGTTTTTGATAATTCTAATATATTTCTTAGAATGCACCCAGAATTAGAGGCAGCTTGCAATCACCCTAATTTTAATGTATGTAGAGAAATAAATCCTAAAGAGGATCTATTACTTATGTTTCCATCTTATCTAGTACACGAAGTTGAAAAAAATAATTCTGATGATAAGAGAATATCAATATCTTTTAATTTAATACTATGAATCAAATAAATATATTTACTAACTCTCTTTTTTTTACAGATCAAAAAGACACAGAGTTTAAAGAACAAATTAAAAAAATAAAAACTGTAGACAAAGTTAAATTTAAAAAAATTATTAAAAAATTTGTAGATAACCTAACAAAAAATTATAACGTAAGCTCTGACATAGTTTCTATAAATAATATTCAATATGTTGAAGATTTAAAAAATGAAACAAACTTAAAACTTGTTAAAGAAAATGTTTTATTTCAAGGGTTATACATGATAGACGTAGATGAAGATTGTGGATTAATCTCTTTTGAAAAAGAATCTGAAATATTAGCCATGCACACTGATTTTATTAGAAATTTTAATTTTATAGCTAGAGAAAATACTATTGTGTCAATTCCGTATAATGTAGATTTTATTATGAAAAAAAATAACTCTAATCAAAAAAGAAAATATATTTATTTTACTTTAAATCTTTAGTAGAACATTTAAATTAAAACGCACAGCATCTTGAGAAGGAGGATTACCTTTATGCTCAACCATACTTTTATAAACTTTTGCTTGTCCCATTTTATCGAGATAAAATGTGTTGTTAACAAAAGTTCCGCCATCGGTGGAGTGTGGGTTATATAAAATACTTAAATACTCTTCTGTAAATTCATCTTGATGATATTCAGTAAAGTTTCTTGGAAAATACATGTTCCATAAAAATCTTTTTATTTCGTAATGTTTAATATTAAGTTTTTGGCAAACAATTTTAGTGATTTTAAAAGCTTCTTCATTTAAAGGAGATGACGTTGTTTTTCCGTTTAATAAAGTTTCTACACTAAACCCTCCACTTCTTCCAACAAGGAGTGGTTCTAATAAAGATTTATAATCAGTACACCTAGTTAAATACCATTGATGATAAATTAATTTATCAATTAATTTTAAATTTTCATCGGTTGATAAAATACCATCTATTAAGGTTACTTCATTAGTATTCATATTTTATAATTCGTTCTTTTAATAAATCTTCTCGAATATCTTTTACATCAAAATTAAATGAAATAATACTTCTTCTTTTATTTGTTTCATTTACTCCTGACCGATGTATTACATGAGATGGAAAGACAATAAAATCGCCTTCAACAACTCTTAGTGAAATAGCTCTGTCTAAATTATGAGGATCTAGTAGCTGAGTATATTGATGGTTATCAAATTCTAGGTAGTACACGCCCGTAAAATTATTAGCGTGAATATGCCAACCATGGGTACCTTGGTTTTTATATTGTTGGAACCATAATTCATGTATTTTAATTGTTTTAAAACCTATTTTAGAAACCATTTTAACTAAATGGTCGTGGATATGTTGACCCGCATATTTAACCCAAGGCCTCTCAAAATCCGAAGATTGATTCCAATCTAATTTAGAAAAGACATCATCAAATTTTTCTTCATCTAATTTAATTTTTGATTGATGAATTAACGATAGTAGGTTATTTTTAATGTTTAAATGATTACAAAAATGTTCTTTTAAAAGAGGTGTTCCTATGGAAAAATTCATAAAAACATGTATTATAGGTTTTGTAAAAAAATAGCAAGTTCTATACTACCACTAAATTTTGTTGTAAAATAACATTATGCCTTTAACAAAAGTAAATATAGCACCAGGATTTAACAAACAAGTAACTGCAACAGGAGCAGAAGGTAAATGGACCGATGGCGATTTTGTTAGATTTAGATACGGTTTACCTGAAAAAATAGGTGGTTGGGAACAAATTGTTAGTTCAACCCTAGTAGGTGCTGCAAGAGAACAGTTTGTTTGGGCAGACCTTGATGGAAGAAGATACGCAGCCATAGGTACAAACAAAGTTTTAATTATTTATTATGAAGGATCTTTTTACGATATAACTCCTTTAGGTACAGCTTTAACTAGTTGCACTTTTAGTACAGTCAACACTTCAGCAACAGTTACAGTAAATAAAGCTGCACACACTTTACAGCCTGGAGATTTATTTACTTTTACATCTGTCACCCCTCCAACTGGAGCTGGTTATGCAGCATCTGATTTTACTACCAACACTTTTGAAGTGGTAACTGTTCCAGATAGTGATTCCTTTACTATTACAATGGCAAGCGCAGCAGGGACAACGGTCAACGGAAGTGGATCAGCTACAGTTAACCCTTATATAAGTGCAGGTTCTTTAAGTTTTACTTATGGATTTGGTTGGGGAACAGGATTATTTGGAGGTGGTCAACAAGTATTTGGAACGCTAAACGGAGCTTTATTGGATGACACTGCAGGAACAGGAGGATCCGGAACTTCAATAACACTTGTATCTACTACAGGGTTTCCTACATCAGGAACTATAAAAGTTGGTAACGAATTTATTTCTTATACAGGTATATCTACAAATGATCTTACTGGTATTACTAGAGCTGTTGCAGGTACAAGATCAGCTCATGCAGATGGATCAGGGGTTGAGTATTATACTGGATGGGGAGAAGCTTCACTTTCTCAAACATTAACGATAGATCCTGCTTCATGGTCTTTAGATAATTTTGGAGAAAAACTAATAGCAACTATTAAAAATGGAAAAACTTTTGAATGGAATCCAATTAATTCAAATCCTAGTGCATTGACCACTAGAGCTACAGAAGTTAGCGGAGCACCAACAGCATCTGTTATGTCTTTAGTTTCAGATAGAGATAGACATCTTTTAATGCTTGGAACTGAAACTACTATTGGAAGTGGTACTACTCAAGATAAAATGTTTATAAGATTTTCTGATCAAGAAAATATTAGTGATTACGCACCAACCTCAATTAATACAGCAGGTACTTTTAGAATTGATGCAGGCACTAAAATAGTGGGTGCGATCAAAGGAAAAGATTATACATTTGTTTTAACAGATACTTCTGCTTATGTTATTCAATTTGTTGGTCCACCATTTACTTTTTCTATAAGACAGGTAGGATCAAACTGTGGAGCTATAGGACAGCATTCTATTAAATATGTAAACGGAGCAGTATATTGGATGGGAGAATCTGGTGGCTTTTATGTTTACGATGGTACTGTAAAATCTTTACCATGCCAAGTTGAAGATTTTGTTTTTACCAACAAAGGAAATAATCTTGGTGTAAACTATCAAAACGGTGAATCAGTGTACGTAGGTTTAAATCACTTATACGAAGAGCTTACTTGGTTTTATCCTAAATCAGGTTCATCATTTAATGATAGATCTGTAACCTATAACTATCAAAGTAATACCTGGACAACAGGTTCGTTAGCTAGAACTACTTGGGTAGATGCTAATTTATATGACGTCCCTTATGCAACTGAATTTACTTCAACAGCAGTTCCTACATTTCCAGTTATCCAAGGTGCTACAAATGTAAATGGATCTACTATCTACTATGCACATGAAATAGGAGTTAATCAAGTTGATAAATTGGGTAACAAAACAGCAATACCAGCATTTATTGAATCAGGAGATTTTAGTTTGAATATAGAAGGTAATGGACAAGTATTTATGAGTATGCGAAGATTCGTTCCTGATTTTAAATTAATTCAAGGTAATGCACAAATTACAATACAATTAAGAGATTTTCCTAGCGATACAGAAGCTTCCTCTCCACTTGGACCATTTACAGTAAGCTCCTCTACTGATAAAGTAGATACTAGAGCTAGGGCAAGATTTGCTAGTTTAAAAATTGAAAACTTATCTACTGATCAAAATTGGAGATTTGGAACTTTTAGAGCTGATGTACAACCTGATGGTATGAGAGGATAATGGAAGAAATATTTTTAAGAGATTATGCTAATAATGTGGCTCAAGCTCAAGATCCTTTTGGTGTTGCAGCAGTGCAAGCGCAACCAGGATTTGAAAATTATACACCTAGTTTTGTGAATCAAGAGTTACAACCAATGGGTCTTGCACCTAACGAACCAAATATAGATATACAACAAATTGGAAAAGATGTGGCTAAGAATGTTGTAAAAAACAAAGCTATGGAAAAACTTGGCCTTAAAGCTATTGAAGCAAATGTTTTAGGGTCAGTAGTGGGTGTAAATCCTTTTAATTTATCAAATCCAATAGGAGCGTTGTACACAGTAGGTTCATTGTTGCCAGAAAGTGTAAAAGGAATTGCAGAAGTTTTAAGAAGTAAGAGGGCTAACAAAACAGTTAAGCAAGCTATTCAAAAAGAATCAGTAAGAGATTTACAAGGTAGAATTGACAAAGGAGAATTTGGTTCAACCACTCCTACACCACACGATGATAGAAGAGGTGGTCAATATGATGGTGGTGGTGGTAAAACAAGCGGAGGATTCTCTTCTGCAGAAAGAGGAGCATCATTACATGGCTAGAGTAGATATAGTAATTCCAGAGCCAAGCGCTACTTATCAACAAGAAAATCAAAGACAGGTAAGTCAGTCTTTACGAACGATGCAAGATAAGTTAAACACTTCTTATCAACAAGAATTAAAAAATGAACAAGATGCATTTAATTATTTTTTATCATGACAATTAAATATAAAAATCAAGGTTATAAACAAGCCAATACAGATAAGACCACGGTGTTCACATGTCCTAGTGATGCAACAGTAATTATTAAAAGTATTTATTGTTCTAATAGTGATGCTTCTTCAGCTGTTTTAGTTAATATGAATTTTGTAGATTCCTCCGACTCTAACACAGAGTATGAATTTTTCAGAGATGATGTGGCTGCAAAAACACAAGTGAATGCTACTCCACAAGGTTTAAATTTAGAAGCAGGTGATGCAATAACAGTTCAATCAGCTACAGGAAGTAATACAATTCAAGGTGCAATTAGTTATGCTCAAATAGATAGATCTCAAGAGAATGGCTAGAAAATTTAAAGATTTTGTTGAAAGAGATAAACCTAGGAAAAGACCCAGAAGACACTGTAAGTCACCCAATAAAAAAAAGAAATTGCAAAATAATAAGAAATATAATAGACAGGGACGAAGACAAAAATAATAGGAGAAGTTAATGAGTGATTTACCTAAGATCCCCGCAGAAGCAAAAGAAATTATCAAACATAAAAGAACAGGCAAAGTATATGCTAATAAAATTGACTTTGATAATGATGTTGCTGATCCCAATACTGATACTACTGCAGATGACTTTAGACAGGATCTCGAAATAAAAGTAACTAGAGTTTCTTTGGGCGCTAAAACAAAAAAATAATGCAACCACGTGGAGCCACTGAGCTACAACATGAAATGCTTGAAAAGCATGTCCCAAAAGAACTGCTTGACCAAGTACAAATATGTACTTCAATTCCAGGTAAAGTTCCATTAGATCCAAACAAACTAAATATTCTTTGGCAAAAGAATTCTTGGGATCAACCTAACCTTCAAGAATTTTTTACTAATAAAGAAAGACATAAGGAATATGATTGGTACGTATTTAATAGTCATTGGAATTATGAAAAGTTTAGATATGCTTTTGATATACCAACTGAAAGATCTGTTGTTATTAAAAATGGTATAGATACTTTTCCTGTAAGAAAAATATACAAAAGAGGAACTCCTA